GATACCCAATACTTTCATTGATTTCTATGGTGACCAGACACGTTGGTTCCTTGGTGAAGTTGTTAATGTGAAGGACGATCCCTTGAAACTCGGTCGCGTGAAGGTTAGAGTTTTCGGGGTTTACGACGATATCAAAGACGAAGATCTGCCTTGGGCTCAGATCGTTGTACCAATCACTCAAGGTGTTCACGAAGGTACGGGACAGTACCTAGGTATCCTTGTGGGTACTCAGGTTTTCGGTATGTTCTTGGATGGTCAGAACTCTCAGTTGCCTATGGTTATTGGTACTGTACCCAAGGAAGGAGATGCAAACTCCAAAGCACTAGAGAACTATCCTCAAAACAAGGTCTATGAGACAGAGAGTGGACACTACAAAGAGTGGGATGACACTGAAGGCAAGGAACGCATTCGTGAACAACATAAGTCGGGTACGTACTACGAAATAGACAAGGACGGTAATATGACGATTGATGCTACTGGCGATGATGTTATCAAGAATATAACGATCAAATCGTCAGGACAAATTAATGTCACAGCACCTGTCGTTAATGTAAACGGTACAGTCGTTAAACTAAACTCCTAATATGACAACTACATTCCAACTCCCTACATTCAATACAGAGTTGCCCTGCTCTGGTTCCTTACTTCCTACCAAAGCGGAGTATGTACAGTTCTATAATGATATAGCAGCTATACCTAGTCAACTAAAAGTATACCTATCACAGAATCCTGATATAGACCTAGACTATAAAAAACAATTAGAAGACATCATAGAACAGATCGAAGAGTTCTTTGAGTTGCAGTCAGAAATACTTTCTCCTTGGTGGACTAAAGGACAAATACGTGATTGGCAGAAAGAAGCTAACGATGCATGGACTCAGTTGATTGCTGAATTCCATATGTATGTTCCCATAAAGATGATGGAACTGATCTCTAAAATAATCCCTGTTAACTTCAATATATCCATTATGGGTCTGAGTATTGATCTGTTAAGAATACTAGAGAAGGAAGAACAAGAGAGTATAAAGAAACAAATCACTGATGAAATAGATAGATTCTATAACCTAGTACCAGAAGCATACCAGTACTACAAGGGAGAGTTTGGTATCATATGTAATGAGTGGAAAGGTAAACTTACGTGGGATTACATTAAAAGTGAGATCGTAAAGGCATGTACAAACCTATTACATAGTCTGTTTGGTAAGTTAATTGACAAGTTTAAAGACATCTGGGATGCACTTGGATTACCTTCATTACCCGCTCTTTTGGAGTTTGATCTAGAGACGTGGATAAGGGAGCAGATAGACACACTGAAAAAACAGGCAGAAGATTACATAAAAGATCTACAAAAACAGTTAGAAACGTTGGAAAATGATGCGAAAACCCTTGTTGGAGACCTAAAAAAGGAAGCCCAAGACAAGATTGACCAGTTAAAAGACGATATACAAAATTTCAGTGTGAATAGTTTTATAATCGAGATGTTGAAAGAGATTCAATTATTCGGAGTTTCTCTGTTAGATTTACTGGGTGGAGAGATCAAAACCACAGTGATCGTGGGGGAGGTGCAGATAGAAGACCTCGTCCGTGCAGCGAGAGACTGGTTCACTCAATGGCAGAAGGAACTGTTCAACCAATGGATAAAGAAGATCAAATCGTTCTTAGATGCGATCGGACTGGGTGCGTTGATGGACCTATTGACTCTGACCTTCTGTGACTTCCTCAAACTGATCGGTGTTCCTATGAGCATCGACCTACAACTACCGGAGATACCTAATGGCGTATAGTGACAAAGTAATCGACCACTACGAGAACCCTAGGAACGTAGGTGTGTTGGACGAGAAGTCAATCAACGTGGGGACAGGGATGGTAGGTGCACCAGCCTGTGGTGATGTGATGCGACTACAGATACGGGTGAGCGACGATGGTATCATAGAGGATGCTAAGTTCAAGACCTATGGGTGTGGTTCAGCGATTGCATCTAGTTCTCTCCTAACGGAATGGGTTAAGGGGAGACATATAGACGATGCAGAACAAATAAAGAATACCGAACTGGCAGAGGAGTTGGCATTACCGCCCGTGAAGATACACTGTTCGGTGTTGGCAGAAGATGCTATTAAGACTGCTGTCAAGGATGTGAGAGAGAAGAGAAAGAAATGATTACTATGACATCAGCTGCGGAACAACAAATGGTAAAACATTTGGAACATCGTTCTACGGGTGTTGGTGTTAGGTTGGGTGTACGTACTAATGGGTGTTCTGGTTTGTCTTATCTATTAGAGTTTGTTGATACTATGGACGGGGGTGATGTTGTCATGCAATGTGGCGATGTTACATTAGTGGTTGACTCAAAGAGTTTGATCTACCTAGATGGGACTGAGTTAGATTATGTTAGAGAGGGATTGAACGAAGGGTTCCAGTTTAGAAACCCTAATGTCAAAAATGAATGTGGTTGCGGAGAAAGTTTCCACGTCTAGGCAGCAGTACTATGATACTCTAGACGTTCACGTTGTCGACCCATTACAAAAGATTCTGTAACACCTTCAGGGAACAACAACTCGCGAGTAGCGATGTAGTTACCATAGAAGTTTTTTGTTAGGTAGTATGGCTTATCCCAAGAATCCCAAGCGACGGTATCCACGTCTTCGATAGACCAATCAATAACTTTATTCTCTGCATAATCATTAGCAGACTCGATAAGCGGAGTGATAGACTCCATCATGTATCGAACTGAAGTGTGGTCCTCGAACTCGAACCCATACACATAAGTGTCGCCACCCTTAGCCTTCCAACACTGTGGGCATTCGCCTTGACCGTCCCAATCGTGGGCGCCATAGTTTTCCCAATTCTGCGTGTGTATTACTAGATTAACTCTACTCATATATTATACCTCTCGTATGTCAATTGGTTTGGACGGATCTATCTTGATGGCGTCGTACTCTTCCTGTGTGAGGAAGGTAGCATCTTCCCAAGCTTCGGTGTTGTCTGTCCAGTTTTCATTATTCATTATTTTCTCTCTCAGTTCTCATAATCAATACAAGTATTATACAACAATTAACGGGCTTTGTCAAGCGTTTTATAAAAACTTTTACCCAATGTAATCATTGTCTCCAATAGATCGCAATAGAGGCCGCAACTCAATGGACAGTTCTTTACTGGTCATATTATTTCTTTTGCATATCTGCCGTTGAGTATTACGCATTTCAGTGAAAAAATCATCTGGAAGATCTGCTTCTACACAGTCTTCTAAGTCCCAATCAAGCATTAGATCATCAAAATACCTCAAGTTCTCTGCACTCATATACATAATTATCTCTCAGTTCTCATAATCAATACAAGTATTATACTACACTTAACGGGCTTTGTCAAGCGTTTTATAAAAATAAATTAAAAAAAAACCCTTCCGAAGAAGGGCAAAGGTTCCTTGAGAGAAAGGTTATGAAACATCTTTGAGATAGATATCGATCCGTGTGGGGTCCATACCTAGGTCAATTAAATTCTTTCGGAGACTCTCGGGGTCTCGAACATTCCATTCTATGTGGCGTTCATCATTTTCGTCATACCACTCGACGCACCAAACCTCACTCATTAGGTAAGTTCGTGTAGTCAAGAGTTTCACTAATGTAGTCTAATGCGATCGGAGACTTAGCTGCGATTACCGACAGCATAGAACTCAGGTAACCAATCACATAGTGTGGGGAATCGTTTTCGTTCTCTAGGTTACTTACAATCTTTGAGACTAGTTCTTGTTCAGTGTATTTAAAGTTCATCATAATATATCTCCTATGCAGCCATCGCTGTCTTTTGTGATTCAATAATTTGTTCAGCACGTTGGTTAAGTTCTTCGATCTCTGGAGTCCAGTCACGAGGACTATCAGTGCAGATGTATGGTTTGCTCCATGATCCAACATTGATGTCGATGTAGTGTGATCGGTGGAAGTAGTCAGTCTGACTATCATCTTCACAGAAGTAGTCTGGTCCGTGCATCGCTTCTTTCAACTCAAGTAGGAATGCCAACACAACTGGATCAGACTTGTAGTTCTCTTCTAACCAGTACTCATTGACTTGGATATATTGCTCAGCGAGTCGAGCAGCAGTAGTCTTACAGTCGTGTGGATTACACTCTAGGTCAAGACGAGTTCTTTCTAGTTGGCTCTCATTCACAGCAGAGATAATATCTAGTGGACTAGACTTAATATTCACAACAAGGGTAGAGTGATGACGAACAGCGATTGACGCTTTGACGTTATACTTCTTTAGAACTGCTTTGATCGCAGGGGCTAGATTCTTTTTGTCTTCTTGGGATACATATGCCATAACTTTTTTCTCTCTCTCTTTATCAATTTATGTAACCATTATATCAAGTGGAACATGTTTTGTCAAGCGTTTTATTGAAATTAATTTAAGAAAAAGGGAACTTTCGTTCCCTATATTTTTTAGACTGGTAACAATCCTTTTAAATTTTCTTTTCCACGTTCTTGTGGTAAAAACCCAATAACTCTCAAAGGAAAGACTTCTAATCCACATGATTTCAATTCACGTTTGTGTTTCTCTAACTTTTCTACGAAGTTCTTTCTTTTAATTTCTAGAGTTGCTTTTGCCGTTGGAGCACCTACGTGTCCAATTAAATCGGTATACTTACCTGTATCGACATAACGTGTAATGGCTTGCATGATAACACGATACTGGTAACCTTCACCAATACATACACCGTAGGTATCGGTTTCTGAATTATACTCACCACCGACTTTATATTCTACTCGCGAGTGGTTGTCAATCCAGTCCTGTATTTTAGGAACAGATGTGTATAGAATGTATGGTTGGGGAGTCCCCGCTTCCTCCATAACCATCTTTACAACACGATTCCTACAAGTCTTATCACGAGTCTTGCCGTAGATTCTCACGAATTCTGCCTTAATTGCTCTCTCATTATTTTTGATAAGACCAGTCTTAATTTTCTTGCTCAAGTGTTTACGCATGTCAATTTCTTTATTAAGACGTTTGGGGTATCCCTCGTTCTCTCTCGCTTGCACATCTTCCATCTCTTCTGGTGTACCAGAGAACAAAGTGAATATCCAATCCTTTTGTCCTAAAGCACGAATCGCTTCTGAACGACCATATCCATATACAAGGACGTAAGGTTTATCATGCGAATCACCACGAAAGTAAACAGCAGGCGGAAACTCCAGCTTGTCCACACCATCTGCGAAGGACATTCTAAGTGTTTCGATCTCTTCTGGAGTGTGAGTTTCTACTTTAGTATGTTGTCCTTCGATATCATCAATATGGATATCTCTGAAGTCGAGTCTTATGTTTTTTACGGATGTTACACCAAGGTCGGTGTAGTCGGGTAACGCAACTGCGTCTGGGTCTGATGCAGAATAATCTGCAAGTGCTATAATAGCCATAGTATTTTTCCTATTGGATTAAATTAAGTGAAGTAGAAGACTCAATGAGAATCCTAAAACACAACAGTATATATAAGACTTTTATATATCTTATAATGGTGTATATTATACAGGCATTTTTATTATTTGTCAAGCGTTTTATTGAAATAATTCTCTTTCTCTTTTAGTAATATTCTCTCCATACACATACCCGGCCGACATAGGTAGTTCCTTTACCATATCCGTCACTCCCTTACTCTTAAAGTATTTGGACTTGGTTGGATATTTTCTTATATCTTGTTCCGAAATCATCAAGGTCTTTGTTTTGCTATGGTTCATGAATGCCATGAAGAATGGCGCTTCATATTGATTGAGGAACTTTTCTTTTCTAGCCAAGAAATGTATATACCTATAATAAGATGGCCAATCGTTATCCCATGCCTTCCATCGTTCTATATCGATTGTTGCACAAACCTTTTCGTCTTCTGTAATGATAGATAGGTCTACTCCGTAATCTCCATCCATCTTTCTTCTGAATAACAGTGTTTTATTCGGTAGATGTGCAGCTAGATAACTATGCAAATTATCATTAGTCTTGCATAGTTTTATAAATGATTTTATATCTTCATCATCGTCATAACTATCTTTTCTATCAGAATATGAACCCCATACTCTCTTATGTTCTTTTGTTACATTCACTATGCCGCAACCTTCGCAGAGAACCGTGGGTATAATCTGAATGGAGCTTGGTTATCAAGAGTCTCCATATAGATAGTAGGTTCTGCCAGACCGCGTTCGTCTAAAGCATCAAAGTATAACTGTGAATCATTATCGCACTCTAACCACACATACTTATTATTGAAGAACGAGTACTCAGAGATCTTGTTCATGAACCCTAGGTTCTCTACAGTGCGTACATCAATCTTTAGGTAAGAATGACTTGGATCAGAAATATAAGTGATTGCTTTCATTATGCGGCCTCTCTAACTTTAAGTTTACTGGAAGTTGTGTCGATAATAAGATCACGAACACGTTCACGGTCAAGTGAATCACCCTGACCCCAAGTTTCATGACAAGTGGTACTAGAACATATCTCTAGATACTCCATTATAGCACGTTCTACAGCATCGACTGACAGACCCTCTATAGGGTATAGACCATCATAGGCATAGAATGATAGAACATAGTTTCTGAAGTGAACTAGTTCAGGATTAGAACGCATTGCGATATAGTTAGTTTTCATATTTCTCTCTCTTTATCAATTTATGTAACCATTATAGTATGTCATGCAACTTTTGGCAAGCGTTTACATCATTTATTTTTGTTTACTCATGATTCTTGTAGTCCCTAGTTATTTGGTCATTGTATTCTATCTCAGTTGCGATCTCATCGAACAACTTGTAGAATAGAGATACGGTGTTTCTAACTGGGTTTAGACGTTTGTACACATCTGCATCAACTAGATTCCAATTGATATCACCCGAAAGTTTCCTATTCTCAGGAAGTTCTACAGCTTCTCGGATGTAATCCTCTATTACTCTTTTTAAATCTTCCATTACAAAATCCTCTCTACATTGTTGGGAGCATAAAGACCTTCGACAGATCTAGACTCGTTAAAAACTCTAACTCTCTTAGCGGTATTACCAGTAACAACACCAATAACCCACGTGTCAGTACCAGCGCACTTTACCCAAACTTTCTCACCGACTTTGTAATTCATTATTATCTCTCTCTCTCATTCTCAATACAAGTATTATACAACACTTTATATCAATTGTCAAGCGTTTTTTACAAATAAATTAAAAAATAAATCGTCACTATATCTGTATAAATAGTACTAGAGGAATTTAACCCTATGGCAAAAATATTTTCGTTACAAGATGGTAACCTATCTAAGAGGCCGATTACTACATCTATCTCTCGTACATACTCGGATATAGACTGTTCATTCGAACCTAAACCATCCGGTGATCTGTATAAGAAGACAGATGCAGCTGCGGTGTTTCAGTCCGTAAAGAATCTATTGATGACTAATCACGGTGAGATTCCATACAGACCTTTGATGGGTGGTAACCTACAAGATCTATTGTTCTCTCTTTCTACAGAACCCGTGTCTTCGGACATTGAAGATAATATTCGTTATGCTATAAATGCATACGAACCTAGAGCAACAATAAGAACTATTAAGAGTGTATTAAGACCCGACTATAATTCGATTGATGTAACAATAACTTTTTCGGTAGTAAGCGTACAAAGAGTTGTTACATTGAATGTTAATATTGCAAGGAATAGATAAATGGCTATACAGAACTCCGAGTTGGATTTCTTTCAGATTAAATCTCAACTACAGACCTACTTAAAACAGCAATCTGAGTTTCAAGATTATGACTTCGGTGCGAGTGGTCTGTCTAACCTACTAGACGTGTTAGCGCACAATACTCATATCAATGGTCTGATTGCTAATATGGCAGTCAATGAATCTTTTCTGAGTTCTTCACAACTGCGTTCTTCTGCGGTATCTCATGCAGAGACATTAGGTTATTCTCCTAGGTCCAAGACTTCGGCTACAGGTGCGGTGTCTATATCCCTTACAAGTACGACCTCACCGGCAACTCTAACTATCCCTAAAAATACAGAGTTCACCGGAACCGTAGATGAGAGTGTATATTCTTTCTTTTCTACCGAAGAATTTTCTGCAACTAAAGATGTTAATGATGACTATGTATTTCAGACTATAGGGGGTTCTACTGAGTTGCAACTTAAAGAGGGTCGCAGCAAGACTAAGTCATTTATTGTGGGTAGTGTTAATGATGATTCCGTGTATGTAATACCAGACACCTCTATAGATACTTCGACTATGGAAGTTCGTGTATATGATAACTATCTGTCAGGTACTTTCCAAGAGTACAACGAAATAAATACCGTGTCTTCTATTACGGATAACTCTAGAGTGTACATCATTCGCGAAGCGTCTAATGGTTACTATGAATTATTCTTTAGTGATGGAAATGTTTTGGGTACTGGACCCGCTGCAGATAATAGAATAGAAGTTACTTATATCTCTACGTCAGGCGCAGAGGCAAACGGAGCACAGAGTTTCTCGACTGCATATGTAGTAGATACTGGCATTGTTTTGAATCCTGTTATGGTATCCCCCTCAGCTGGTGGAGACGAAAAAGAATCTATAGAATCAATCAAATTAAATGCTCCTAGGACCTACAGTGCACAGAATAGACTTGTTACTGCGAATGATTATACTGCATTGATCTCACGTAACTATAGTGGTTACGTAAAGGATGTAACTACTTGGGGGGGTAATGATAATGTTCCTCCCGAATACGGAAAGGTATTTGTCGCATTGAACTTTTTAACTGGAGTATCTGAAGCTACAAAAACTGACGTTAAGAATCAAATTCATAGTCAGTTAACTTCCAATCTTTCGATTATGTCTATTAACACAGAGTTTGTTGAACCTAGGGAAACTTTCTTAGAATTACAAACAGTATTTAACATTGACCCAGTAAAAACATCTTTGCCTGCGGCATCCTTACAAAATACTATTGATGATTTCATAGAACAATACTTTGAGGATAACTTGACTTCTTTTGATAAAGTATTCCGTAGAAGTAATTTGTTAACTCAAATAGATCAGTTGTCTACCGCAATCATTAACTCTAAGATGTCTGTGCGCATACAACAAAGAATTGATATGGATTCTATCATCTCAGAAATAGAAACTGCAAAGAACGAATTCAATGCTGTGTCTGGCGTTACTCAGTTACCAATATTAACCTATGTGGAACAAGATCATACTATCAGTTTCCCAGTGTTGTTGGCTACTCCAGATAAGGATGACCACACAGTTACATCATCTGTATTTAAGTCTAATGGAATAGATGTTACTATAAAAAATGAACTGGGCAGTACCAAATTACAACTACTAGATCTAAATGGTATTGTTAAGTCTCCTAATGTAGGTTACTATGAACCCAATACAGCCACAGTTAAGTTAAGTTCTTTGCGAGTTGATAAGTCGGGTTATGTGGGAACAGGAATAAAAATATCCGCAACTCCAGCGAATCAAAGTACTATCAGTCCATTAAGAAATTATATAATTACTTTAGATGAGGATTTCTCTTCCACCATAGGTCATATTGATATTGGGTCGTCTAGGATTAGTTTATAATGTTGAACTTGATTAACAGTCAGTATAGGTCTGACCCTAACTTCCATAGAAGTCAGGTCACTCAGGTATTGCCTGAGTTCTTTCAGACAGAGTATCCCAGACTTATTACTTTCCTAGAGAAGTACTATGAGTATACCGGAGAAGACGGAAGTGTTTCATATGATGATCAAATCCACAGTTTGTTTGGTATAAGAAACATATCTAATGCTGAATTAAGTACTCTCGATTTGTTGATAGGTGAGATAAGTGAAGGATTAGAATCTTCTTCTTTCTATCAGAATCCTAGATTGATGACTAGACTCCTATCTAATTTCTATAGGAATAAGGGAACTCAATTATCGGTAGAACAATTCTTCAAAGCATTTTTTAATGAGGATGTGGATGTATCATATCCAAAAGAAGATATATTTATTTTAAATGATAAACCCGGCGGTTCTTTAATAGGACCTCAAGCTTTAAAGTATATTCAAGATGATAAGAAATATCAAATATTTTCTATTCTTTTAAAAACTGGAATAGCTTTTAGTGAGTATGAAGACTTTTATAAAAGGATGGTACACCCAGCCGGATGGCATTTATCATCAGAAGTAGAAGTTCAAGAAGTTGCTTCTATGGGTTTTTTTGCTGGTATAGGAACTGATCCATTAGAGGCTCCAAACTACGCGGTTGTTGTTCAAGGAAGTATGGTCAGGTCATCATTCGCTCCTCTATATTCTCTACTAACTATGGAAGAAACGGATTCTGTGGATGCCAGAGATAGTGATCAAAGAGCTAACGCTGAAGGGATAGTGATTAGTTCTCTAGAGACATTAGAAAGATATAAAGATATAACATTACAACAAATTCAAGATGTATTCTCTACAACGATGATAGATTCTAATGGTAGTTCTATAATTATTAAAGGAACTATCGGGGATTGGGCTGGAGTTACCCCAAGGACTTTAGATAATGGAACATTATCACTATCCTCGGAATATCAGACCTTAGATGACGATGACTATTTGTAAATTTATAAATACAGAGACTACTTACGAGGACTCTAATGTCTAGACAAATTCTTAATACTGGTGGTGCTGCGAACGACGGACAGGGAGATACTCTCCGTAATGCAAGTCAGAAAATTAATGACAACTTTGCGGAACTATATAACCTTATCACACTTACCGGAGGTGGTGGAGGTGGTGGAGGTGGCGGCGGAGGCCTAACTACCGGAGAACTTCAACAACTCGTAGAAGACGAAATAACTTCTCAATTGTCGAATATAGATCCTGACGGAGGAAGTGTTAATATACTATTGTATAAAAGTTATGATCAATCCGATCTTCCTAGTGATCAAGATATTAATGTTTCTACAACATATAACTTTGAAACTGGATCTTTATTTGTAACTAATACGATAAGTACAGATTTTAATGGTTGGGGTTTTGATCTTCCCACTACAGGAAGATATGTTTTCCTAATACGAGTTGTGGTCACTTCCAATGATATAACCAAGATCATAGAAGTATCTGATTGGTCAGATCCAGTATTAGCTTATGACCGTGGGTTACCTAATCTAGAAGTTGATATATTGGCCACTAACGGAGTCATCTTTCGTAATGATACAGGTCAAACAGAAATAAAAGCATTTATAACATCTGACGGTACAGAAATATCGTCGAACGACTATAAGGAATTTGATTATGAATGGACTAATGATGGAGTACCTGTCTGTGTCCATGAAACAACGCGATATGTCTCTCACATTGACGGTAATATTGTCACAGTAGGGTCTGATGGTACATGTCCCATAGGGTATGGCGTTCCTGCCACCAACTCTGGGGTCACGGACAATTTTCCTAACGGAGAATTAAAATCTATATTCATAGAAGCTCAGGCGGTTCCCAATTCAGGTACCCTACCTTTGCAATTAACAATTAACGATAAACAAGAGGATTAATAATGGCAATTAGAACGGCAACGGCCGCCATAACTTTCACGGACTTGGCCGATGGTCAAAGTTCCGTAACTGCGTTCTTGACAAATGAGAATCATACCTTTGCAGCTAATGATGTGGGTGTAGTATCTGATGGGACAAGACGCGATTTTTCATGTTCTGTAAAAGTATTTATTGGTGGTACTGAGCAGACATTCACAACAAGTGCCTCTCCTTCAGAAGGGCAGTTTAGTATTGGCTCCATTAACACGGTAAGTGGTTGGGAATTCCTTGTATCACAAGCCAACGGAACCGACATAGGTAGTGGAGTACTCAAAGGCGCTGGTGTTATATACGCTGATGCTATCGGTACTCCATCTTCAGCTACTATCCTAATACCAGTTACATATAGTAACAATGGAACTACTGGATCTTTTGATTTATCACTTTCAGTCAACCGTATTCAGGATGGTGCTGGTGGTACAATTATCAGTCTTGTACCTTCTAGTCAAATCTTCTCTGCGGATGCGGATGGTGTTTTACTAGGAAGTCAGAATAATAGTACTATTCTATTTGATATTGCCGGTAGTCCAGGCACTCTCACCTATGAGACAGCGTTAGACGGTGGAGCATGGTCAACACAAACCGCAACTTCGAATGGTGCTGGTGGTATTGGTGGATACGATACCGACCACACTGGTTCATTCTCTACAGGATCTTTACCCACCACTGCCGTATCTGGTGCTAGATTGGAGATTAAACCAGAAAATATTGGAGACTCTAATGCGACATTAACAGTTCGTGTAAGTGGCGAACAGGGTAAGGATGCTGTAACATTTAGTAAAGTTCGTTCTGGTCGTGCCGCAGTATACGTTGAAATAGAAGCAGATAATCCAGTAGTATTCCGGAATAACTCAGGTAATCCAGTAACATTGACAGCAAAAGTTTATGATGCAAATGATGGTGCTCAGATCAGTGATGGTGTTGGTGGAGTTTTAGTCAAACATGATTGGGAATGGATAACTGGAGAACAAGTCTACGTAGGAAATTCAAATCTAGAAGTTCAGACAGATGCTTCAGGAGCTCCTCTGGGTTCGGGTGGAAGTCCTGTAAGACGTTCAGCTAACGGAAGTACTAGTGCAAGTGAAATTAATACTAATCAAGTAATCGTTGGTCCTTCTGATATTCCGGATACTGGCGCGCCAATCAGTATTCGTTGTAATGTTATCGTAACTACACCGTAATAAGTAAGTTAATTAGTAGGAAGTAAAATGGCAAGTATAAGAGCCTCACAGTCTATAACCTTTACAGACATAAATGATGCTTCTGGATATGAATCTATTTACACCAGAACTGTAAATACTATATCCGAAGCATCGGACTTCCTATCATCACAACTTCCTAGTGATTCATGGACTTATGGTTATCCATCACCGAATGGCGGTGTGGACAGTGTTGTATGGACAACAAATGGAGAAAGTCTGAGTTCTGCCTTTCCTATATTGTGGGAATGTAGACGAAGTATAGTCGGAAATCCAAATAATGGGGACCCTGTGACAGATACTTGGAGTGAACCTACTATTATCGGTGTCGCTGGATCTACAGGAGGAACTGGTCCTATGGGCCCGACTGGTCCTAGAGGACTTACAGGTACTCAAGGACTACAGGGCTCTCAAGGTATTCAAGGTCCTACAGGGATACAAGGTCCCATAGGAACTCAAGGTCCAGTAGGTACCCAAGGTATTCAAGGTCCCAGAGGAACTCAAGGACCAGTAGGAACCCAAGGTCCAGTAGGTACCCAAGGTATTCAAGGTCCTACGGGTGATCAAGGTCCTTCTGGTCTGTCGGGAACTCAGGGACCTAAAGGTACCCAAGGTATTCAAGGTCCCAGAGGAACTCAAGGACCAGTAGGAACCCAAGGTCCAGTAGGTACCCAAGGTATTCAAGGTCCTTCAGGTCTGTCCGGAACACAGGGACCTAGAGGTCTACAAGGTACTCAGGGGCCTCAAGGTACTCAAGGTATTCAGGGTCCTACGGGAATCCGAGGTCCGTCTGGATTATCCGGCACTCAAGGTCCTCAAGGAACTCAAGGTATTCAAGGACCGACAGGCGATCAAGGACCAGTCGGGACTCAGGGTCCAGAAGGTTCTAATGGTATTCAGGGAACTATAGGTCCGCGTGGTTCAATAGGTCCTAGAGGATTTTCTGGACCTCAAGGATCGAAAGGTGATAGAGGTTCGCGTGGTTCTCAAGGTCCTATAGGCAGTACAGGCCCTAAAGGTACGATTGGTTTAACAGGTATTCAGGGTCCATCTGGTCCCCAAGGTATTCAAGGTCCTACAGGACTAGCTGGAACTTCGGGCCCGCGTGGTTCACAGGGCACTCAAGGTCCCCAAGGCACAATAGGATCACAGGGCCCATCTGGACCGAGAGGTATTCAAGGTATAAGAGGTACTATTGGTCCGCAAGGAACTCAGGGCCCGGAAGGTTCTATCGGACCAAGAGGTTCTCAGGGTATCAGAGGTACTATAGGACCTCAAGGTACAATAGGTCCGTCTGGTCCAAGAGGTCCGTCTGGTCCACAAGGTTCTCAAGGTGTCAGAGGTATAGTAGGACCATCCGGCCCTAGAGGTACAATAGGTCCACAAGGTTCTCAGGGTGTTAGAGGTAGTGTTGGTCCTCAAGGTTCTCAGGGACCGAGGGGTACTCAAGGTATTCGAGGTTCTCAGGGACCTCAAGGTTCTATCGGACCAAGAGGTACAATAGGACCACAAGGGCCTTCTGGTGCTACTGGTGTCCAAGGTTCTCAAGGACCTAGGGGTACAATAGGACCACAAGGGCCTTCTGGCGCTACTGGCGTTCAAGGATCTCAAGGTTCTCAAGGACCTAGAGGAACTCAGGGGCCGCAAGGGACCCGAGGTACAGTAGGACCTCAAGGTTCTCAAGGACCTAGGGGTAGTATTGGCCCATCTGGACTCAGAGGTACAGTAGGACCTCAAGGTTCTCAAGGACCTAGGGGTACAATAGGACCACAAGGGCCTTCTGGCGCTACTGGCGTTCAAGGATCTCAAGGTTCTCAAGGACCTAGAGGTACAGTAGGACCTCAAGGTTCTCAGGGATTGACCGGAACCATAGGTCCATCCGGTCCTATGGGAGCTGCGGGCAACGCTATTGTATTTGATACTGACAGTACAGTTAATCACGATGTTTATGGTACTACTAAAGCGGATCTTATAAGACAGTTTCGTGGAACATCTGAGGTACTGAATAATGATGTATATTGGCATATACAAACTGGTACAGTATATCAGTATCAAGGAACTAGTAGTTATACTCCAAACGCAAATTTAGCTTTTACAAATTTAAATTCTAATGGTGGGGTACTGAGTCTAGATGCTATATTAGATGCTTTGGAAGGTGATGGATCTGGACTAAGATTTTATGGAGACAACATCCAGATACTCGATTCGAATAGCAACGTAAGAGTTCGTTTAGGAAAACTATAAATATCTTTATGAGTAATTTTTTAGAAGGGGGACTCATGTCCTCCTTTTTTATGGAATAATATAATGTATAAAATATACAAAAATTTTCTTGCCCAAGATCACGCATGGGATTTGGCATGTTCTATAGATTCTAATCCATCCAATTGGTTCGAACTAACATTAAATCACGATAACACGAATAAACCCCTACACTTACCGTTGAATATTAGTGGTTATCGTAAAATATTTGACAATGAAAATTCTATTCGTAATACTATAATAAATGGAAAATTTGCATATAGGTTTCATAAAACTAATACACATGTGAAAGGTTGTACTTGTTGGGAATGTGAGTTTACAAAAAATGTACTTATGTCAAAAAGTTTTAAAGATTTACTGATAAAGGAGACTAGCCTCACCAATCCAGTTCTTAAAGAGTCATTCACTTCAGTATATTATCCAAAAGACTTTTTAGGACTACATAAAAAGGATAAGTCTGGTGTAGAATTTACCTTTCACCTTTCTTGGGATTGGAGACCAGAATATGGGGGACTATTTCATCTAGAAAATGATATAGGATTTCAGACATATGTTCCCGGCTGGGGAGACCTATTGATTATGGAAGTTGATAAAAATACAAAAAAGAATTTTGTTTCTGAAGTTACCGAATATGCACCAAGACCTAGACTCGCTATATCGGGGTGGTTCATTGATGAAGAGTAATGAAAGACTCCCTCTTATGTATCACGACGGTGATACTTGGAGGAATTATTCAGTATATAATAAAAATAATCATAATGTAGGTATATTTGTTGGGTGTGGACCTTCCTTTAACGAGGTAGATCTAAATGTTTTGAAGGGAGGAGGAAAGACAGTACTCTCTATCAATACAACTTACCCAACATTGAAACCGGATATCTGGATGGGTATGGACGACCCCACATGTTATGACGAACGAGTATATGCAGAATCATTTCCCAAACTACTCCGTGGTGGATTTCAGAACCATGAGTTAGAAGGTAGAACACTCAAAGAATATCCCAACACATACTTCGCGAGTATAGAAGAAGTGGAGTTAGTGGACCGTCATAGAATATTTGAATGTTCTTTACCAAAATCAGAAACGTTTGTCTGGCACAAGAACAGTTTCGCAATGGCTATGAACGTCATGTTGTACATGGGGTTCAAAGACATATACCTTCTTGGGGTCGATTTGTCAACAGATAAACTAAATTATTTTGACGGTCGAGAGTTGACTCAGAAAGAGATTGACTGGAACATGAATCTGTATGACTCTCTTTATGGTTACATCGAATGGTTCTCTACAGAATGTGCAAAGATTGGTGTAACTATACATTCTTTGAGTAAAGATTCACGCATCAATGATATCGTTGATTATGTTTCACTCGAAGAACTCAATGAGTCCCTCGTGCCTCGTATACCCAAGACCACCGAACTAGTACATTCGTCTAAACATGGTTTCGACCTAATCAGTGATGAGTACAAGAAACTACTGCAATACGAACACGAAAATAATGAGTGGGGCGTCAACGCTGGATGGGCGGCCGAAAAACTACATGATTGGTTAATGTCTCATGGCGCAACCGAAGTGTTGGATTATGGATGCGGACAGAGTAGTTTCCGAAAGAACGTTCCGGTGAAGGGTTACTACAATGTGTTTGAGTACGACCCCGGCATTTCCGGCAAAGATACCACACCCGAACCAAGAGACTACTTGATATGTATTGACGTACTAGAACACGTCGAACCAGACCTTCTCTATAATGTACTGGAAGACCTTGAACGAGTAATCAAGAAAAGGGGGTATCTGACGATTGCAATGTACCCAGCTAGGAGGATATTGAAGGACGGTCGTAATGCTCATCTTATTGTAGAAGATTCTTTTTGGTGGATTAATAAACTGAGGGAACACTTCATCATAGTTAAAAGTGAACAAGAAGGGTTACAACTAAATGTACAAGTTGAATCAAAAATATAAAAAAAATCGGTGTATAATTGTTATAAATAACTACATAAGTTTTTAACATTGAATAGGGTATAAAAATGGCAGCTATAGTAAGACAAACAATGGGTAAAGGGTTGTCTACGGATCTAATTCAAAATATAGAATTAACAACTAATGAATATTATATAGGTATAGGTAAATCGGATATATTTAATGTTGGTGATACTCCAATAGATCCTATAGATTCACCTTTCGAAGAAAGAGAGTTTAGAAATAACTTACAATCCATAAAAAAAGTTGAAGGATGTTCATTTGTTGCTCCAAGGGTTAATTGGTCTTCCGGAACAATTTATGCTGGTTGGGATGACCATGTGGATCCAAAGAATACTACTCCTTGGTATGTTTTAAATGATTCTAAGGAAGTGTACATTTGTTTGGAACATGGTAAGAACCCTGACGGAACTCCAAAGCCTTCTGTTATAGAACCAAATTATGGTTTGTTAAATGTTCCCTACGTGGATTCCTTCACTACTCCTGACGATTATGTTTGGAAATTTTTGTATAGTATTACCCCCGAAAGAATTTATCAGTTCTTATCGTCTAATCATATTCCAGTTCAACCGGCAGAATCTAGTCTTGACACAGGAGATTCAATAGAAGACTTGCAGTTTAATGTTAAGTCAAATTCTCAAGGTGGTCAAATTATCAGTGCTAAAATTATTAATTCTGGTACAGGTTATACAACAGAACCTACGGTTGCGGTTATCGGAAATGGTTCGGGTGCAGTAGCTACAGCTATTATTAATTCTTCTGGTCAAATCGTAGATATAAAGATTCAGAATTATGGTTCTGGATATTCTTATGCATCATTTAAAATTGATGGAGATGGTCAAGACTTTGAAGCACGAGCGATCATAACTGGGGAAAATGGTATAGGTTTTAACCCTGTTGATGATTTAAAAACAAATTCTGTTTTATTAAATATAAAACCCAATGGAGAAGTTCTGCGAACAGATGAAAATGGTGTCGAGTTTGGAACTTTTATTGTGGAAAATTCTTTCCGTCAGATGGGCGTAATCAAGAATCCATTAACACCAGAAGGAAATCCTTTTACATCTACTTCGTCTAAAGTTTTGCCTTCTATAACTCTTGTGAACAATTCCACCTTTGAAACTGGCAAAAAAATAACAGGCAACAAAACCGGCGCTGTCGCACATGTGGATGAATCTGATGGTAAAATAGTTAGATATCATCAAAATCAATCGACCGGATTTATGCCCTTTGAACTTGGTGAAGGTGTATCGCAAGGTTCTGTTTCTGGGGTAGTTGAATCTCTATCTTCAGTAAATGGAATAAATAGATTCTCTGGAGAAATTATGTATATTGAAAATAGACATAAGATACGAAGAGATGCAGAACAACAAGAAGATATTAAGATAGTACTAACCGTTTAGGATTAATCATGGCAGATTTTACAGATAAGACGTTCAAAGAAACATACCGAGATTTTTATGATGCTGAAGACGGTTATCATCGTGTGTTGTTTAATTCGGGCAAAGCACTTCAAGCTCGAGAACTAATCGAATCACAAACAATAATTCAAGAAGAAATTGCGAGATTTGGTCGTAACATATTCAAAGAGGGTGCTCTAGTAAATCCAGGCGGCGCTACCGTAAATAATAAACTAGAATATATTAGATTGGACACGAGTAGTATAGTTGATTCTAATTGGATTGGGAAAACTCTTACTAATGACACAACATCCGGTTCGGGTATAGAACTAAAAGTTCTTGAAATAGTTGATTCTGTTTCTGGTGATCCCACAACACTATATGTTCAATATACCGATACAGTTAATATAGCTGATACCACTAAAGCTCCTCGTGTCTCTTCTCTAGATACTTTATATCGCGTTGATAATACCCAACAAACAGTACTAGTTATTGATGACAGTCTTGACTCAATTTCAGCTTCTGGTAGAGCTACCAAAGCACATTTTTCGCCAGGCGACTTTTTTGTTCAAGGACATTTTGTTTATATGGAGGGAGGAAGTTCATTCATATCTAAGTATGATTCCCTTCCCACAGCAGATATTGGATTTCTTATCGAACAAAATATTATAACGGAAGATCAAGATAACCAATTATATGATAATCAAGGACAGGTTCCTAATGTAAGTGCTCCAGGCGCACATCGTTATCAAATAAAACTAATTCCTACCACTCGTGACCAAGTACTACAAGAAGAGAACTTCGTATTTGTTGCACGTGTTGTTAATGGTATCATTACGCGTGAGGTAACTACCTTCGATTCATATAATCGAATTAACGACCTACTCGCTCAACGTACAAAAGAAGAGTCTGGTAACTACGTAGTTGAAGACTTCAAAGCAATCTTTGAAGAAAAAGATTCAAGTAATCTAAATTTAGCTGTCACTGACGGTATTGCATATGTAGATGGTTATAGATTAGATATTGGTACCACCGATATTACTGTGTCTAAATCTAGAGGTGATGTCGCCAAGTCTAATGAACCTGTTCCAGCCACTTATGGTAATTATGTATATATTAAACATGATGAAACAGACCCTCTCGACAATTCGGAAGGATTTGGTAGACTGGATGTTTTTGGGACTTTTCGTCTGAGAAACTCTTCTGGGAACGACATTGGTTTCTGTAATGTTCGTGGTATTCAACGTGACCCAACAGGGTATCGTTTATACATCTTCAACATTCGTATGGATAGTATATTTTCGGGCCCACCTCTGGTAAAAGTGGGTGTGGAAAGTTTCTCTAGTGTTGTTGATATGGTAGATAACGTACCATCTGGTAGTGCCGCTGTCATACAATTGGTAGACAGTGTTATTCATGAAGCTTCAAATAAT